ACTATGTACCAAACTTGACAATGGCTATTGAGTTTGCCGCAGCTTTACTTAAAAGGTCTATTGTTGAAAGCAGACGATTTTACCAGATTGAAGCTACCAAGAAAGAAGACGAGGAGTATGCGAATCTCCTGACACGCTTGCTGGACTTCTGGCTTGATGAGGAAGACTTCATAGAACGTTTTTCTACAGCAATTAAGTCAGGATTAATTACAGGTTTCATGCCGATTAAGATATGGTGGAAGTTGTGGCATCAACGCGAACCAATGTTGACAGATGACGGGGAGATTGGTTTTCAGCAGGCTCCTAAAGAAGCCTTGAAAATTGATTTTCCATCTCCGTATGATGTATGGCTAGACCCGACGGGAAGAAACCAGTTTGTTATTGAACGTATCCGCATGGACCTTTATCAGGTCCGTGCCTTAATGGAAGAAGGATTCTTTTCCAAGAAGGGCTATGATGCGTTAGCAAGACAGGCGACAGAAGCCAGTCCAGATCGTGGGGAGGCTTCGCGTAAGCGTCAAGATACGCCGGAAGCACCTGCTGGCAGAAAGACTGTTGTCCTCTGGCAGTACTGGGGAGACCTTGTAAATAAAGAAGGCAAGTTATCTGGAGAAAATATCTGGGCTATTGTCGGAGCAGCAGATAGTCCTGATGCAGTTCCCATGCACTTATTACGTGCGCCAGAACCTAATCCATTCTGGCATGGTAAGCCACCCTATGTCTTAGGAGGACCATTTACGGTTCCATTTGCAACCTACCATCGCGGTTTGCTGGAACCAGCTTTAGGTCTCCAGAGAATGCTTACTGAGTTGGGTAACTTGATCCTCGATGCTAACTTGTATGGTTCCGTAAAGGCTTTTGAGGTAGACACGACTATGGTTGTGGAGCCTTCTCAGTTCAAGGGTGGCATTACACCAGGCAAGATGTTTAAACGTCGAGGTGGGATGCCAGGACAGAAGATGATTGACGAGATAAAGGTCGGTGGCGTTGACGGAATGAGTGTTAATATCTTTTCGCTTATTGAACGCCAATTGCAGAATTCTACAGGTATTACTGAATTCCTGACAGGAGCACCGTCTTCCCGAGGTCGTCCGACAGCTACAGAAGTTGTAACAGGTAGGGCACAGGCAACTTCCCTGGTAGATCAGATTGCACGGGGATTGGAACATCAGGTAATGGAACCGCTACTGGAAATGTCTTATCAGGTTCTGTTGCAACACATGGAAGATTTTTCAGACCCTCGCCTGAATGAGGTGCTTGAGGAACGGGGACAGGAAATTGCGGAACTTACCAACCCAGAAAGGTTCTCTTTGCTTCAGGGAACATTCAAATTCCAGGCTCGCGGGATGTCAGTAATACTTTCCAAGGCACAGGAGTTATTAAAAATTATGCAATTTATGCAACTTACATCTGCTAACCCTACCCTGGCTGGACGGGTTAACTGGAACGAGTTGCTTAATAGAGCCGTCGAAGCATTTGGTTGGGACCCCATTGAAGTCCTGGTGCCTAAAGAACAAGTTGCGGCACAACAACAAGAAATAGCGCAGCTTCTAGGGCAGGCAGGACAAGGTGGTGGCGGTGGTGGCGGTGGTGGTGCTGGAGTACCAGGTCCAGATATGGGCGAATTGCAGGGCGGTGGTGAAGCAAATCCTGACCTACAGGGTGGAACATCAGGAGAAGTTCCGATAGGCGGGGAAGGCGAAGAGGCAGCACGAGTAGTAAGGCAGGCAATGGCACAAGTACAAGGAGGTCAATAGAATGGCAGAGCCCATAGAATCACCTATCAACCGTGAGGCGTATGGAGCACCGAGGATTGTAGACTCCAGCAACACAGTCTATGCTGCGGAAGCTCAGATTTCAGTAAATCGACCAAGTGAGGATATTACCCGCCAGTCGATTCCGAATGTCACTACGCCTATTTATCTTGGCAATAAGGGAACGCCAAGGGGTAAAGGAAAGAAATAATGGAAGGAGTTGCAACTGTAGAACAGTTTCAAAGTATGCGGGCAGACCAGGGTATTGCTGTATCTGCGCGTTATGCCTTAAAGAATCTAAATAATCGTCTTGAGGAGTGGACCGAACAATGGATCACAGAGTTCATTGCAATTCAAGGTCATTCCCAGATGCTGAAGGCAAAGGGAACTCTACGGGTTATGCTAGAACTGCACGACGCACTAAGCGGTCTCGTAGAGGAAAGCGAGGGGGAGGAGGAGGACAACGCAGTAACATTTCTAGCGTTTCAGATGAAATGGAATGCTTTACGCAGCATTATTTCCAGTTCTGGGGAAAAAGAAGTATTAGTTGAAAGCCAGTCATATCTTGCAGCTCTTCGGGAAATACCGAAGTGGATATCTTAAAGGAGGAGAGAGATGGCAACATTGTATGAGGGGGTTCCGAATGATTCGGGTACGCTCCCTGGTGAAGAAGAAGATTTGTACGGAGGTAAATTCAGTTCCGTGGAGGATTTAGAACAAGCCTACAGGGACCTGGAGGGAAAGATAGGTGAACAGGGATCAGAGTTAGGTGCGGTAAGGCAGGAAGCTGGGCAACTTCGCGAGCTTCTAACGGAGCAAGTGGAGTCCAGCCCCGAAATTGCACCTGAACCCATCCCGATGGTGGGAGAACAGCCTGACTGGGACGCCCTGGTAACAGACCCAACTCAACAGGCACAGGTCATGATTGATACTGCTGTGAATCAGGCAGTAAGCCGAGTTTCAGAGCTTTATGAGCAGGAGCAGGACAATACAAGTCGCAGGGATACGTTCTATGAATCCCATCCCGACCTGGCTCCATTTGCTGATAATGTCGTATCTTCGGTCAATGCACGAGTGGCACAGGAACATCCAGACCTGACAGAAGACCAATTCTTTGCTAAAGTAGCAGAGGAGGCACGGAACGAAGTGAACTATCTAAGACAAGAACTAGGAGCACCGCCACAGAGAAGGGGTAGTTCCCAGATATTAAGTCAGGGTGCCCAGACGCCACCAAATATGTCAACACCTGTTGAGCAAGGAGGCGTCACTAATGTTAGTGATGATGAAAGACAGGATGAAATCGATAACGCAGTAATGGAGGAATTTGAAGAAGCAGCTAGAATAAAGCAAGTACGTAGAGGTACAGCTCCTACTTCTAGATAAGCAAGTTACTTGCCCTGGAAGTAAGAGAGTCAAGGGTTGATGCTGCCCATAATAAGTCCATCGCAGCGCAAGCTGGATGGGGAACTTAGTCAGTATCATAAGATGCCTAGCGATGTAGGTTTGATTCTGTAGCCGACAGGAGGTGCGTTAAAATGGCTGCCCCAGAAACAAAATGGTCTGCCAACTCTGGTTTCTTATCCAGTACAAAACTCTCCAAGGAGTTAAGGAGAGAGGCGGCACCTATCATGAGGTTCCGTCAATTTGTCCGCAAAGAGCCTGCCCTTGGCAAGAATTCTGGCGATACGGTTAATTTCTCACGTGTAAGGAAGCTTACAGATCTGGGTACTGCGCTTATAGAAGGCACCCCAATTTCAGCCCAGGAGCAACTTAGCACCAACGGGTCACTAACCATGACCGAGTATGGTGCTGCAACATCATACACGGGGAAAATTGAGGCCCTTGCTGACCATCCTATTGAGAGCATCATTATGGAGAGTCTGCGAGTAAACATGGCTGAAACGCTGGATGATCTTATCGCGGATCAGTTCAAAGCAGCAAAGGTAAAGGCTTGCCCTCTCACGGCGACAACCATTCGCTTCGATACGGGTGGTACGTTCGGAGCAGGGGACGATGACGATGCTCAGGCTAGAGTTAATGTAAATACATTCCACGTTAAAGAATGTGTGGATTCCCTAAAGATGGACTATAACTGTCCACCTTATGATGGCTCTGATTATATGGCTATCGGGATTACCCATGCTTTGCGTGGTATTAAGGACTCTGCCGAGTTTCAGATGGCTGCGAAGTACGGCGATCCACAACGCTTGTTTGACGGCGAGGTGGGACGTTGGTATGGAACGCGGTTCATCGAAACAACGAGAACTGATTCGTTGTCCCATCAGCGAGGTAACGGTGCTGACCTGCCAGGACCCCCGTTAGGGGAAATGGTTATATTCGGTCAGGACCCAGTAATCGAGGCTGTCGCGATTGAGCCGGAAATCCGCGTAGACCTTCCAACGGACTTTGGAAGGCAGAAGCAGATTGCCTGGTATTCAATCATGGGCTGGAGCATTACATGGGATGTCGGTGCTGATGCAGGCGCTGACCCCGCTGTAGCTGCCGGTCCAGGTCAGGCTCGTATTATTCATATTGGTAGTGCTGATAGTAATGGACAGTCAGCGTAGTTCAGCACCGAGCTAATGTGAAAAGTGGATATGAATGGGGTGCCAGTGAAAAGCTGGCACCCCTATACGGAGGGTTTTATGCCACTAGATATGGATGAAGGGTATACGATACATCGTGCCGTTTTCCATCCCCCAATTTATGAACAGCGGGGGAGGTTCTTTTATAAGGATGGTGTACAACTTACAGTCAGGCGCGTGGGGGAAGTGTTGGATTACCTGCAACAAGTTGCAGACAGATTTGGCGTCAAGCATAATCCTGTCAAGGCAAAAAGGAAGCTTTGGTACGAAAGACGGTGGTCGGAACAAATCACTACGGATGTATAAGGAAAGTTTTGATGAAAGCTCCAAAATTGATTCCACTAGAAGAATTTCAGGTAATAGGCAAGGGTAAGATAATGAGTTCAGAACACGCTACTGTTTTTCATATAGCCCATTATGATGCTTATTATTCTCCTGGTGGACAGTATTTACCTCCAAAAGATGTGAAAGAGATTCTATACTATCTTCCTTCAGCGGTAGCATGGGCTGATGAGCAAATAGCAAAGAAAAAACCAGTTAAGGAAAAAGCAAAGAAGGCAAAAGCAAAGAAGGTGTAGGAAATGACGATTGCGGATATTGAGACTGCTATCAAGGTTCGGTTAAATCGGGATACACCTGTCGTCATTGACAATATACGTGAGTGGGTTAATCAGCGCCAGCGTCAGATTCTAAGAACAAAGAACTTCGGGTTCCTCTGGAAGCAGGCTACTGCCGTTACGCCCACGTCAGGGACACGTACCTATGGCCTGCCTAAATTCATCTTTACGGATACGAGTAATCCTCAACATAATACCAATAGTTTTAAAGATGATTATGCGATGTGGTTTGAAAAAGATGGCATACGCACACGTCTGCACTCAGCTGAGATGCAAAGCCTTAACAGGCTTTATGGGACAACCGATACTGGAACGCCTATATATTACTTTCTCAGGGCAAATGATTATGATCTTTATCCAATCCCTGATGCAGCTTCGACAGCAGGTAAGATTATTCTTGAATATTATGAATACCTTGCCGATTTTGTAGCACGTGTGGTTGCAGCTAACCCAGATAATACGGGTGCAAATACAGACGGGGCTACTAATTACCTTACCATGAATTACCCTGATCTGTTAATTGCAGGGGGCGCAGCAGAAGCCTTTGGTGTATTGGGACAGATAGAGGAAATGCAACTGTATGAAGCCAGGTTTGGTATTCTGCTGAAGGAATGCCAGGAAGATGACAATGAG